TAATTGTATTTGACAAGCTAATCTACTTTGCATACGATCATAGCCTTTTTCATATTCAATCAAATCTGTTTCTACTGAACCTTCATTAGGTTGACCCACAATTAAAGTCCAGTTTCTGTCTACTAGTACATGGCAAGTAGCACATGCACAACAGCCTGAACAATCTGCTGGTATTTCATCAATGTCAGCATTAGGAGAATAATCTCTAGCAGCTTCCATCAATGTCATACCTTCATCTACCTGGACAGGAATCACTTCCTCTCCTCTAACGAAATTAACCGTTATCATTATAACTTCGGTACTGAATTTTCGGTAATTAAACCAGGTGTCTTCGCAGATATGATACTGCTTGTATTTTGTGCATATGATTTTAGTAAATCATCTTTTGGTTCTGTTTGAAAAACAATCTTATCTTTAGTAACAGTAATTGTGTCACTCTTACCAAAAGCATTATACAATGACATCATCAATTGTATTGGTTGTCCTGGTGCTGATTGTTGAGGTATGATTACAAATGGTTTGTTTAAACTCACACCATCGTCATTTTCACCCACTTTAGCAATTACATCTTCGCCGGTAGTCATTCTTAATATCTTCACGTCTTGCATAATATCTCCTATTTGTGTTTCATTATATCATAACTTGACTTGTTTGTCAAGGTTAATCTTTATCAAAGCCAATTTTATCTTCTTTGCCTTTTTTATCAACCGGTTTCAATCGTTTACTCAATACAAATGTTCTATTAGGGTTGACACTAATATTCATTAATCGCATTAAATCTCTATTTACCAATAAGTCTGAACCTGATCTAGGTCTTGCGTCTAAACCTACTTCTATATCTTTATATGTAAAACCATTAAAAGTTAAATTCATTAATACTGTTGGTCTTGTTTCTGATGGTTCTTCTCCATCAGCGTTTGCTCTATAAACTTTACTTATACCATGTCTTGGTTTACTAAATGTTTTACCATCATATGTCCATTTAACAATCTTACCATCTTCTAAAATTTTGTCTGCATGTAAAGCACAAGCTTTTGATCCATTACCTGTATCAAACTTAACTCTTACTTTGCCTATTTCATCTAACTCAACTGTTTCTAACCAACCAGTTTCTATAAGTGATTGTCTGTCCCAATGAGTTCTATCAGAAATATAATCTATCACATTGGCCATCATTTGTTCACCATCTATTCTACCAGCTGGTTCTGCGTCAGCATAGTAATCTCTATGTTGATAGCCTTCGTAATCAGCGCCTGATCCAGGACTACCATTTACTTCTAATAGATATGGTTTGTTTTTAAATATAATATGATCTACACCACACATATATGCTCTGGAGACTCTAGCTGCCTTTAATACAAGTTCTCTTTCTTCATCACTTAATTTATAAGGTTCTGCCTCTGCGCCTCTGTGTGTGTTTGATCTGAAGTCATAACTACTATGGCTTCTTTTTGTACTAGCAAATATTTTATTATCTACTACAAATGTTCTTACATCAAAATCACTAGGCATATATTCTTGTATTAGAAGTTCTGCTTTTAATTTCCACATGGCTTGTACAGTCGCCACAAGGCCTTCGTAACTTTCTATTTTGATTACTCCTACGCCTTGTGTTCCTGTTAGTGTTTTTAATATGATTGGGAATTTCCCCCCTATCATATCAACACCACTTTTAATATTGTTTTCGTTTGAAATGAATGCTGTTTTTGGAGTTGGTAATCCAAATTTTTCAAATAGTAAAGCTGATGTTAGTTTATTATCACAAGTCAGCATTGATGCTCTTGTGTTTATCATAAACGCTTGTGAGTTTTGAAATGATGATATTAATGAAAGACCTGCTTCGTCTTCAAGTGCTCCACCTCTAGTTATACAAACTGTATCTCTACCTACAAAAGTATGTTCACCTTGGTTACCATCATAGTTGTAAACAGTAAGTGTTCCTTTGTCTTCGTCTTTAGCTGTGATGATAGTTGATTTAGTGTTTACAATAACACACTTGATACCTTTTTTCTTACACGCTTTTTGTATAAGATCAGCAGTAGTGTTTTCTTTTGGGTCCTTAGAGTCAGCCACAGTTACCATAGCAACTGTTATAGCCTTGCCTTTACGACCTATATCTGTTTCTGTAATAAACTCTTTAAACTTCGGTACTTGCATTGTCAGTATTATCCTTGGCTTCCACTTTTTTCCCTATATTATATTTTGCCGATAAGTTCCACTCTTTTTTTTCTTTAAAAGGTAATACTTTGATTTGTGATAATGGAGCTTTATCCGCTGATTTAGGCTTGTCCACTATATCAATTAAATTCCAATCTTGTAATAAGATAGAGATTGTGTTTCTTCTTTGAATATCGTTTTGTGTTAAAGTTGCTTTCTTACCATCTAACGCAAATAGTTCTTTAAAATGTGTTATGAAATATTTACCTTGTTTGTGTAATATATGACAACTTTGAAATAGTGTCTTGTCTTTTCTACTTGCAACACCTATTCTAGTTAAAGTCTCTCTGATCTTTAAAAAGTCATCTGGTTGCTTGATGGTAACCTCTAACATACTGTCAGCGGTCCAGTTGATTGTTTCCTCATTCATTATTTTGTTCTCCCACCTTTTAAAAGGCTAACCTTAATTAATTCAATTTGTTTATCAGTAAGTAAAGTAAGAGCGTCTTTAGCCTTCTCATTGCTATAACCATAATACTCTTTTACATACTCTAAATTCTTCAACTTGGCCTGTGATAACCACTTGCCACCAAATCGCTTCTTTTTTCTAATACTATTTATATAAAAATGAAACTGAGTTTTCTTATCTAGGAAGTGATAGCCATTCATTTCGTTGGCTTGAGCAATACAGTCGTAATGCACGGAAAGACACTTGTTTATAACAAAAGGAGGGTATTTCTTTTCCCAAGTTTCGTCTGTTGTGTCTAATAAATTTTCTTTAGTAAAATTGATTGCGTTTAGATAACTAGCTAGTGTGTAATCTTCTGCCATGTTTGCTCCATAATAAAATTTTTTTCACTTACTTACGCTTGTTGTGTCTACCCATATACCAATCACCTGGTTCGTAATTCCAACGTTTACCATGATGACCACGTATATCAGCCCAAAACATTCTAGCTTTCACTATCAATGTTTTGAATAATGTTCTTTTTGCCATTTCTCGTATAACTCCCTTTGCCTTTTTTTGCTTTTACTACACTAGGTTTAAACTTCGGAGTTCTTACTTCTTTGGCAACAGGATTGGTTTTGAATATTCTATCCCAACTTTCCCTATACTTGTCATTTGATAATCTACTTCTACCGTCCCACTTACCTGGCATAATATCCTCGTGTTATTTCTATTTAGTTTATTTGAATTTACAACCTGCCATTATCTCTGTTAAACAAGCGACCATGTTAATCTCTTGGTCAGCGACAAAAGCTGATTTGTATTGATACCCAGCAATAATCAATATCGCCTGAGGTACTGACTTTGCGTCTAAACTAGTATATAGTGTCTCATACAACGTCTTAAACAAGGAGGAAGCCTCTTTGTCCAAGTTCTGTACTACCCATTTTCTCATGTCGTTAAATCTCTTGTCTTTAAGTAGTTTTACAAGTTCTTTAGTATTCACCTCACCTAGATTGAATAATATACCACTATCAATTTTACCCCTTACGGAATATCTTTGTAGTTCGTTTATTGTTCTTCTAAAGTCAGGATAATACTTTTGAATTAACTCTGCTAATACTTTCTTATCAAACTCTATATTTTGATCTTTAAGCACACCCTCTAGTCTAGCTAGAAAGGCAGTAGCAGTTTTAACTCTTTGACCATTTACAATCTTAAAATCAATAACAGTACATCTACTGTGTAGCGCTGGTATGATTTTGTTTTTGTAATTACAGGTAAAGATAAAACGACAATTCTTATAAAAAGTTTCTATAAAATTACGAAGAGCTGGTTGAACACTATCAGCATTCATATAATCAGCCTCGTCTATTATAACAACTTTATGATTAGCGTCTTCAGTAAGAGAAACAGTAGAGGCAAAGTTTTTAATTTTACTTCTAACTGTATCAATTTGTCTACCTTCATCGGAACCATTAATGATGATATAATCAGCACCTAGTTCTTCACATAAAGCTCTAGCGACAGTAGTCTTACCTGTTCCAGCGCTTCCTGATAAAAGTAGATTTGGTATTTCTTTTTGTTTTAGAAATTGAGTAAATGTATTCTTTAAGTCTTCAGTTAATATACAATCTTCAATTCGTTTTGGTCTATACGCTTCTGTCCAAAGGAAGTCTTTTGTTTTTTCCACTTATCACCTCTTTCATTATATAATATTCAGTTTTACCAAGTTTTCTTTTTGCTTCCGCAATAGATTTATAAGTCGATAACTCTCTAAAATTCAGAGTCAGGTTCTAATGCTATCCAATATTGTACAGATTTGTTTCTATTTACAAAGTGAGAAATCTTAGCTTTTGAAATCGCAACATCATAATCATCAACAATCTGTTTAAAGTTTTCTGTTCTAAAGTAAGCAGTAAACTTCTTATCTGTTTCGCCTACATCAATAGAGTATGCGTTAGATGATTTGTTTTTCTTATCTGTTCCAACAAGTTTAATACTTTTACCATCACCTATAACAGCAACATCTGGTAGATTTAATGTAGTAGTACCTTTCATTAATCTAGCAAAGTCATCTTTCTTTAAAGTAAAGGTAACATGCTTATCTGGCATTGTAATACTCTTATTTGGTGTTACAATAACTGATTTATCAGCAAAGAAATATTTAATTGATTGTGTGTTTTGAGATATGTTTACATTAGTCCCACCATTAAATTTAAGTTCTGGTTTTTCAAATAGTTCAACCGATCTTAAAAACTCTGGTAAGTCGTATATCGCAAACTCGTCTTCAAACTTTTCACTCACCTCAGCTTCTGCCAAGATATTTTTCATAGTAGAAATAGTTTGTATTTTGTTTCCCGGTTTAACCAAAATGTTTTGATTAATATCCGAAAAGTTTTTTAACACGGATAATGTGTCAGTAGTTAGATTCATTTTCACTCCTTCATAATTTAATATAATATAATTGTATCATAGTTTAGTTTAATTGTCAATGTTATAAGACATCATCACCATTTTTCATGTTAAGATATTTCATAACGTTATTTGGTGATGATACATCATAAGGATCAGACGCACAATTATCTTCTTTACCTGCCTCCTCAAACATCTTTTCAACTACACCATTATTAATAATAGCAGCATACCTCCAAGACCTTTCACCGAATCCTAAATTGTCTTTTTTAACTAGCATATTCATACCCTCAGTAAAGACACCTGAGCCATCTGGTAATACTTTCACATTTTTGATACCTTCATTACACGCCCAAGCATTCATTGTAAAAGAATCATTAACTGATACACAATAAATTTCATCTATACCCATAGCTTTAAAGTCTTCGTACTGAGACTCATAACCGGGTAGTTGCTGTGATGTACAAGTAGGTGTGAATGCACCTGGTAAACTGAATACTAATATTTTCTTATCTTTAAAAATTTCTTCTGAAGACTTGTTCACCCATGAGCCTTCTTCAAACGAACAACCACCGTCTTCGGTTATATCGCCTTTTCTAATCTTAAATATCACTTTTGGTATTTTCATAATATACTCCTATAAATTTATAAACTCATTATATATTAAAAGCGCTTAGAAGTCAAGTCCAAGCGCTTTTAACTATTACTTTATTTAATCTTAATTGATCTAGCTTTTTTGTGTTCTGGAATAACTCGTTCCATTGATACACTTAAAAGACCATCTTTCAATTCAGCACCTTTGATTTCTACATCTTCGGCGATTGTAAAAGATTTAGAGAACATTCTCTTGGCAATACCTTTATGTAGCATACCCTCGTTCTCCTCAACTTCTTTTGTATCATTATCTTTTATAGATTTTACAGTTAAGACACTATCCTCAAAAGATACATCTATATCTTTCTTACCATAACCAGCAAGTGCTAGTTGAATATCATAGGTATAACTACCTGTCTTTACGATATTATATGGTGGGTATTTTACAGCAATCATTTCGTTGAAATTATGGTCATCTACCATTCTTTCAAAGTTGTCGAATATATTGTCGAATCCAACTGTTACTGGTCTTAATTGATTGAAAATTGAAAATGCTTTATTAGTCATAAAACTCCTTTTGTTAAGCAAGTTAATTGTTATAGAACCCATTATGGCGTTCTACATTTATTTATATAAGTACGTTATCGTAATTTACAACCCTACTTATAGAATTTCACTAGGCTGAGGATCCCTACCAGTTCCCTAGTGAAAATCTATAAGTGGTACTTTGTTTTATCAAGGAGTTAAAGTACCAAACATCACCTTACTGCGACACCGATAAATTTTATCGGGTTTTCTTACGCCGTTAAGGTCTTACGAACGGCCCTAACAATAATATATATACATCAAGTCAGGCGTAAAAACTGGTTAAACTGTTAATTAAAAACCTCTTTGAAGTCTTAACTTCTTTTGATTTTTTTTATGATTAGCAATACCTTCTTTTTTCTTACGTCTTTTTTTCTCTGAAGGTTTCTCATATACAGACCTTTCTTTAGCTAGTTTAAAAACACCTTCTTTAAGAAGTTTCTTTTTTAAGACTCTCATTGCCTGTTCTAAATTTCCGTTTCTTACATCTATTCTCATATTAACTATTTACCTCCTCCCTCTCTTATTTTAATATTTTTATATAATTCTTTTTCCCATTTTTTAAAAATAATTGGTAATGATAAAGGAAGTTTTTTACTTTTAATAAAACCATTTGTAGGCGTTTCTAAATCAATATTAGCAATATTATATGAGTCTTCTAATAAAGTATACCTATCTAATTCTTTTGTATCATCATCTCTATGAGTTTGTGTACTTAATAAATCGTTTTCTTTATTAGTTACATTAATTGTATGGCATAGATAATTCATAATCTTTTGCCACTCGCTAAAAGCACTTTTAGTACCTGTGTAATAATAATTACCATTATCAAAAAAGAACTCCCCCCATAATTGAGGTTTTAGTAAATGGTCTTTTGTAATTTTTTCGCCAGAATTTTTAAGCCTCATTTTTTTTAAAACATTTGCCATTTTACTAGTTAATCCTGTGTTGATTTTTTTGCCATCATGTACAATACCATAAATTGCTCTTCCCATAGTTTTAGTAATTAACCATTTTAATTTTGGATGCCACTTATCTAATTTTAATTTTAATATTGCTTTATACTTTGCACAAAGACCTACATATTCAATCCATAATAGTAAAGAGTCTAACACATAACTATTTTCATTAAATTTTTTAAAGTCCATATACATATTAATTACTTCCCTTTTTAGGTAACTGTGGTAGATAATGTTTTTTTGCGTTTAATATAAGAGGTTTTATTTTTATAATATTCTCTAAACTTTTAAACCATTTTTCCATTCTAACATTATTAGTATCATCTTTTTTAAGCGAATCATATTCTTTAGAGTTTGCAGTAGATATATGTTTTATATACTCTATACTAATCTTATCTTTTGGATAATTTGTTTTATCGAACCAATTACCCAGTTCTAACAACTTTTTTTGAGATCGTAAAAGACCAAGACCGTTTTCATTGTTAGTAATATCCTCATCAAGTAATAACGTGTTATCATCATTTAAATGAATTTTACCATTACAAACTTTCTTTTCAGCAAAGTGTTTATTAATATATTGTTTTTTTTCTTCATCAGTATAGTTTTTTACAACTTCTATGTCATCATTATAATACTGTAAAACTTGATTTATGAGTCTTCTTATTTTTGCTTCACCATTATTTGCTTTTGTAATGTCTTGGTCTTTTAATATATCAGTAATATTAGATTCCATCTCATCTATATTTGACTTATCTATTAAACCTTTATCAATATTATATTGTACAATATCTTTTGTAGATTGAGCAACTTGTTCATCACCTCTACCTCTTTTAACATATTCAAGGTTAGCGTTTTCATTTGACTGCCAAGTTTTAGCATTTTGAAATGTATCGAACTCTACAACTGCAACAAATAAATCTCCATTTTTACTATCATAAAAAGCTTGGAAAGTATGTTCACCTGTAAGTAAAACTAACTTACCGCTTTTAGTTATTATTACCGTAGGTGATATATAATTACCTTCTCTCCACAAACCGCTTTCAATTAAAGAAACTAAATCTTGTTTATGTTGATTATCAACTGCTCTTATATTTGAAAGTTTATGTCCACTTATTTTAGTAAGTAACATTAATAAAGGTATTCTATAAAAACCAACAAACGTCATACCTTTAACAGCTTTAGTTTTGAATTTTGGTCTTACTTGACCAATGTCAGCAACTTTAAATTTTTTTATTTCATTATAAACTTTTTTAATTATATTTTTTGTTTCAAACATACTATTATTATACATTAAAATTGGTTAAAAGTAAATGGTCTGTATTGTCACAGGTAATACCTTGTAAAACGTGGGTGGCCACTACACCACCCACAAGGACTACACTATGATTGATAGATTTAGTATCCAGATGAATCCTCATCTTTATCCGACTCACTATCATTGTCTTTCATTTGTTCAGCTATATCAGATTTCTTCTGGTCGTCCATAATGCTTTCAGCATTGGCACCAGCGTCAACCTTTGTATATAACTCTACAAAAGAATTTTTTGTATCATCATCAAATCTATTAGTACACATTTGAATCGCCTTCATCTTATTATCAAAGATACCAAACGCTTGTGTGATATGTACCAGTCTTCTAGTTGAGATAATCTCATCAACACCACCATCAAAATAAGTTTTTCTGATTACATCTGCCCAAGTAGTCAACTTATCAACAAACTGATCGTCTGTCTTACCAGCGGCTTTTAAAGTGTTGGTTAGTATCTTTTTTTCAATCTTCATTGTTGGATAAGATTGTTCAAAGGTAATTGGAAATCTTTCCAAAAACGCTTCGTTTAAAACATTAGTACCGATAAACTTACCGTCTTCGGAACCTTGACCTTTTGTATTCGCAGTAGCGATAACATTAAAGCCATCTTTTGGTTTAACGAATTTGTTAATCTTTTTAACAAAGACACCTGAACCCTCAAGGATAGGTTGTAAACACATAATCTTATTACTTGCCAAGTCAACCTCATCAAGTAAAAGAATAGCACCTCTTTCCATCGCCTCAATTACAGGACCATTCTGCCATACAGTCTGACCATCTTTTAATCTATAACCACCAAGTAGATCATCTTCATCTGTCTCAATAGTAATATTAACTCTGATCAATTCTTTTTTCAACTCGGCACACGCTTGGGTTACACCCATAGTTTTACCATTACCTGAAAGACCTGTAATAAACACAGGATAGAATTGGTTTGATTTAATAATTTGTTTTACGTCTGGATAGTTACCAAAACTTACAAAGATTGGATCTTTTTTTGGAACAATATCACCAACTAAACTTGAAACAACATAAGCGGCTTCTGTCTTCGTAGCTTCAACAGGCGCCTCCATTAACTGTTCGTTCTCGGTAGTTTTACCTTCAAGTGGTAACTTGTAAGTACCTCTGTCAACTTTGTACTTATCTGTCTTTAACCACGATGGGTTTTTTAATTTCTTTTTTGATACTAGAGAATTGATCTCAGCTCTAGTAAGAGTATCTGACTTGTAGTGTTTATACAAAACGGATACTTGTTCTTTTTGACTAGTGTTTAAGTCTATCATAGTGTTGTACTCCTTTTTTTTCATAGTTTATACATTAATTATATCAGGATTATTTTTAATTGTCAACCCATTAAATTGCGTTGATATGTCTATCTTATTCATTACGCAACCTCCTGAATAAATTGGTTTAACAATATTCTACTAGCGATTCGCCCTTTCATTGACTTTTTAAACAACTTAGCGATACCACCAGCTTTCATAGTATCATTGATACCATCTAAATTTGTATTCTCAACTTTCATAGTTTTACCATTTAATAGAAAGTATTTACTGTAACCTGGTTGTTCAACTAAAGCAAACTTGTTTTTAGTCATTGATGTTCTAATAGCTGATCTTTTCTTTTCTTTATCATCATAATCTTTATACTTACCAATGAAACTATCCATATCCCATGTTCTTAATTTTTTAGTAACAAAGAAACCAATAGTTGATACACCGTGTCTTTGTCTGATAATATCTAACAATATCGCTGTGTATTCTTCACTTCTATAAAATCTCTCATTTTTAGGATTATTCATATAAGATTTTTTACCAACTTTAATAACTGGCGTAGAACCATGTACCGTATCTGACTTACCATCATCACCCATTGTAGACCCGAAACACCAATTAGCGCCGCCGTCTGTAAGAGTAATCACTGACATTTTTTCAATCTTATTCTTATTCTTAAATACTGGTATCATTTCATTCAACGCAACAATTGCTTGATTTAATGGAGTCGAACCTAAGTAATACTCTGACGGACAATTAAAGTTATCGCCTTCCCACATTCTGCCACCAATATTAGAACTGTATCTACCATGATAAGAAAGTGCCATTGACCAGATGTACATTAATGACTCATCTAGTTTAGTTTTTTTCATTCCGTTTTTAGCGATACAAACTAAATGACATTTGTCCATAATGGCGTCACCATATTTGTAATCAAAAACTACATCACCTTGTTTTTTTCTATCTGTACTCCAAGCTGATTCACCAATCTCACTTGTAAAGAAATAAACTTCATAAGGTATATTAACCTTTTGACAAAACCAAACTAAATTCATTAGTTGTTCTGTAGTCTGTTTAATACTATCACACATTGAACCTGACCAATCTAGTAACATAATCATACCATGATTTTTAGCGTCAGGTAATATAGTTAATCTTTTAAATATATCATCACTAAATTTGTAATCTTTTAATTTTAGAGGATCAATAGTACCTGTCTTATCTGTACTTGATCTCTTATAAGCAGTAGCTGCTTTTTTCATTTCAAACTCTTTAACAAGATACATTACTGTTTTCTTATTCTCGTTTTTAAAATCTTTGTATGCACCTTTTAACCAATTGTAATATATAAGATCACTTGGATATTTTTTAGTACATTCTACTATGTGCTTTCTCATATCACCTAGAAACTTATTATTAGAAACAATCATATCGTTTAATTTAACTTTTGGTAAAGTATAGTATGCATAACTTTTTTCTTGGTCATGTAAACTAGACATTTTAGATTCCATGTTCTCATTAGTAATTGAAATTAACTTATCTGGAGAAACACCTTCACCACCACCTTCTTTTGCTTCAGCATTTACAGCAGTCTGTTCTTCACTATCTTTTTTGTTTTCACCATTGTCTTCAGCTTCTTGGCCTTGACCATTCTCACTAGACTCTTCATTTAATTCTTCTTCGGTCTCATCACCATTAAGATTGTAGTTATCAGCAACTGGGTGATTATCAAAATCTGGTAACTTCTTTAATTTCTCAACTTCTTGTTTTTGCCAATTCAATAATAGTTTAGCAAGGTCAACAACATCATCAAATGTTCTCAATGCGTCAACCTTACTTAACCAATTGTTATCAACAGTGGAGAAAGAAATCGGTAATCTTTTTGAAGACTTATAAAACAAGTTGATCTTGTCAATCAACATTAATTCTCTGTTAAGGTCTTTACCTTGAGTACCAAAGAAGTTTTGTTTTTCTAATATATCAAAACCATTTAAGTAATTCTTAACAACACCTGGGTATTGTTTTTGTATAATTTTATCTATTCTACAATCTTCTAATACATTTACATATGATCTTAAAGAGTCATCTTCTATCTTTGCCCAACCATCTGTTGGTGTATGTAAAGCATGAGCGCATTCGTGTGCGATTAACATATCGTAAACATCACCTTTTTGATTTTTGAAAACTGGTAATGTTAAAACTCTATGTTTCGTATCAAACGAAGCGGTTTTAACTCTGTTGTGTTGTACTTGAATATTCTCGGTAGCGATTAACTTTGCGAGTATTGATTTTGTATCTAAATTAATTGTTTGTGTGTCCATGTAGCTAATACTATCAGGATTAACTTTAAAGTCAACCCTTTAAATTGCTAATGTTTATGTAGGTTATTTGATGTAAATGTTCTTACTTTGTTCTTTTTAACACTTTTTCGTATATATTTGACGCTAGATTCTTCATCATTAGGGGTGCAACCATACGACCGATTCGTTCAGCTTGTTTATCAAAGTTACCCTCTAACTTATAATCATCTGGTAAACCCATGATTCTTTTAAGTTCTCGTATTGTAAATTTACGATTCTTACTATAATGAAATACACCCGATACACTCATCTGTTGTCCTCTTTGTGTTAATGTAGGACATGGTAAATCTACCGCAGGTCTTATCATATTAAACATAGATTTCTTATAGTTTATATCTATAAATGAATATTCTTTATCAGTATCCCATTCGTAATGTTTTACCTCGGTATTCATTAATTGATCTATTGTAGTATCTGAATTTGATACAACAGGTTTCGCATTCTTCTCTTTAAACCCCATGTTCTTATATTCTTCCCATTTGTCTTTTGGAATAATACGTATCTCATTCTCACTTGGCTTGATATGTTTTTTAGGGTTAAACGGTAATATCTCTACCCATTTCTTTTGAAAGCCACCTTGTACATAATCTAATAACTCTTTTTCTTCTTCTTCTGTATTCTCTATATCTTCAATTGATTCTCTTAATGATATTCTTTTTTCATATGGCTGTGGATATATTTCATTTTCCAGCGTCATAAAGTTTAATCCTGCCTCTTCCATTATATCATTTCTTATAGCAACAAAGAAACATCTTTGTCTTCCTTGAGGAGTACCATAATCTGCGGCATTCAATACTTTACCTACAGTTTCATATCCAAGTTTATCAAACTCATTAACTATTCTATTAAAATATTCTTTTGCTTCTCCCATTGTAATACCAGCAACGTTCTCACCGATTACTACTTTAGGCATTATTTCTCCAGCAATACGTGTAAATTCAAAGAATAAGTCTTCTATATTTTCTACTTGTTTTCCATCTGAATATGTTTTAGTTTTATCCCAACCCTTTTCTCTTTTACCAGCAACACTAAACGCTGAACATGGAGGAGAACCATCAAGTATATCTAACTCTCCTTTTTTAAGACCGGTAAGTTTTAAAAAGTCTTCACCCGTAAGTTTCTTTATATCATCTGGTAATACAGGAGTATTTGGATAATTTGATTTATATGTTTCAACCGCTGCTTCTACAAACTCGTTGACTGCTAGTATTTTACCACCGGCTAATCTATAACCCGTAGAAGAACCTCCACCTCCAGCAAATGTAGAGATAACTGTAAAGAGTTCTTTATTAGAGTTGTCTATTACGTCTTTTAGATAATATGGTTTAAACATAATGTAATTGTATCAGGTTTATTTAATAATGTCAATGTTACTTTTCTTAGGGTAAGTATCGTTCATCTCTTTTAGTTTTTTTACGTAAGTTCTGAGCTCTATCCATTAGTTTTTCTGCTTTCTTATAAGCAAGATCAAGTTTCAGTTTAGAAGCATATTCTGTAAAGTTCTTTCCGATTACATGGTCGTATTCATGTTGAAATATTCTACTCATCATACCATCTAGGTTACCTTCTTTTAACTCACCATTCTCGTCTTGGTACTTAACAACTATCTTACGAGGTCTTGTAATAGTTAAAAATACAAAAGGGAAAGTTAAACAACCTTCTTTCATGGCAACAGTTTCTTCACTTGCTGATACAATCATGGGATTAAAACAAGATAGTTTCATACCATCTTCTAAACTTGGGTGGTCACCTAATACGAACATATTATATGGTAACCCAACTTGATTACAAGTTAATCCTATTCCACCGTATTTTTTCATTGCGGTAAACATAGATTCTGATAGTTCTTTTCTATCTTTGAAGTCTTGTTCTTTTAACATATCGTCACTAAATGGTGCGATTGCTGATTGTACTCTAGGATCCGTTGGTGGTATTAGTTTTAGTTCTTTAGTCATTTGTTAACCTCGTAAAATTATTTGATTTTTCGAATTTAATAATATTAGTGAATTTATCAAATAGTATATCGCCCTTGTGTGATATAATAAAGATATTCTCTTTGCCCATCTTATTTACAATCTTAAAGAAGTCATCTGTACCTTGACCATCTAAACTACTGTCAAATATTTCATCTAGTATTAAAAGATTTGTATTGGCACTGTTTTTCATTTTAGCAATAGCACGCCAAGTAAATACTAATGCCAAATCTATTCTCATTTTTTCACCCTCACTAAAGTTATTATAGTCAAAAGTATCTCTATGTCTGCTTTTTACTTCTTCTTTAAATTCTTCATCTAAATGAAAAGAAACGAAAAAGTCCATAGATTGTAAGTGTTGATTGATAAGAGTATTCATAATAGGTAAATACTTTTTAATTATCTTAGCCTTAGCACCTCTATCAGATAATATCTCTCTAGCAACATCAAGGTATTTTTTCTCTTCAGTAATTTTTGTTAATTCAAGTTTTGTTTGTTCTAGTTGTTCTTGTAATTCAATTAGATTTTTTTCTATATCTTTATCGTCTTCATCTTTACCTTCTAGTAATAATATCTCATTATGTAAGGTATCCGTAAATCTCTTTAATTCTTTTAAAGAGGATTCTACTTTCGACATTGAGATTTTATTTTCATATAGCTTTTCAGATATACCATTAAACTCAGTAATTTTATTCTCTACTTTAGCTAGTTCTTTTACTAAATCTTCCATACCTTGATTTAATGTAACTACTTTACTTTTCTCTTTTTGTACTTTTTCATCTCTAAATGTTTCTTCTATCTTTTGTGTACACGTTGGGCAGTTGTCGTTTTCTTCAAAAAACTTTAAATTAGTTTTATGAGTTTCTAAATTGTGCTCTATTTTTGTTTCTAGTTTTTCTAACTGTTTTAACTTTGTTTCGTATTGTGGTCTACTAGATAAGTTAGTTTCTAAATGTTTATATTCTTCTTCTAATCTTTCTACTTTTCTTACATATGTTTCAGCCGCATCTGTATTTTCTTGTAACTTTTGTTTCTTAATATCAATATCACCTATACTTCTATTCTTCAATTCATTGAAATGTTTTGTTTGTAATTCATGCTTAGATCCAATTAGATCACATTGGTGTCTAGCTTCAATAATTTGTTTACCTAGTTCAGTTTGTTGATTTCTAGTTAGTATGTCCATATGAGTTAAAACTCTTATATCTAATATTTCTTCAACAACCTCTCGTCTATGTCTTGGTCTCAT